CATCAGACGATGTTCGAGTTCGTGCATCAGACGATGTTGTGTCTCGCGTTGCACGGATGCGTCTACATCTACGCGCCGCGACGGGCTGGCGAACTGCCCGCCGAGATGCGCGTGCTTCACCCCAACATGGTCAAGAAAGGAACGATTGCGGACGACGGGCAATCGTACGTCTACGCGATCGGTGAAACGCAGTATTCGAGCGACGACGTGCGCGCGGTTCACTGGATCTTGCTGCCGAACCAACTTCGCGCCGTGTCACCGATCGAAACGTTGCGCAACACGATCGGCATCGGGTTGGCGATGGATCGATTCTTGGCGCAGTTCTACGGCGAAGGCGCAACACCGTCAAGCGTGCTTGAAACCGAGACGACGATAACGCCCGAACAGGCGCAGGTGTTGCGCGACACGTGGTCGGACGCGCACACGCAACGTCGTCGACCCGCCGTGTTGACGGGCGGGTTGAAGTGGCGGTCGATCACGACAAGCGCGGCGGACGCGCAGATGTTGGAGCATCGTGAAGCGGTCGTGCGCGACATCGCGCGCGCCTACCGCATACCGATCCACATGATCAACGGGTCGGGCGGCAACACTCAGACGTATCAGAACATCGAGAGCGCAGGCACTAACTTCGTGAGGTACACGTTGTTGCCTTTCATGCGGCGCATCGAAGACGCGATAAGCGAGATGCTTCCGTTGACGCAACGCGTCAGGTTCAACGCGGACGAGTTCATGCGCGCAGACGTGTTGACGCGCGTTCAAGCGCAGCAGGTGCAGATCATGTCGGGAACGTTGTCACCGAACGAAGCACGTCAACAAGAGAACCGTGAACCGTACGAAGGCGGCGATGCGTTCATGACTCCGACGTCGATGCAGTCGGTGGGCGTCGATCGCGACCCGCCGAAACCGTGACAGAGGAGACACGACATGCCGTTCGGGATCAGTCAATCGCAAGATGATTGCGACGGTTGGGCGACCGTCAAGCAAGAAAGCGACGGGTCGTTCATCACGGTCGCATGCCACGCGACGAAACAAGAAGCCGTCGATCAGATGTTGGCGATCTCGTTCAACGAAGACATCGAACCGATGGGGCAAGTCGACAAGGCGAACGTCGTCGATGACGACGTGATCGCGACGCGCGAACGTCCGTCGTTGATCGCGCCCGCCTTCATGGCGTCGTCGGCGCGGCGCGGATTGAAGTTGCACGAAGAAGGACATTCGGGCGACGGGTTGATGCCCGCGACGGTCGCGGACGCGCGACGAATGGCGAACGACGAACCGTTGTCAGAGAGCAAGTGGCGCAGGATCGCGCCTTGGATCGCGCGACACATCGTCGATCTTGACGCGGTTCAAGGCGACGAGATCACGGCGGGGCTGGTGTCGATGTTGTTGTGGGGTGGCGGTTCGTCGAAGGAGTCGGCGCGACGCGCGCAGAGATACGCGGAACGCATCGTCGATCGTCTCGACGAGGAACGCGCCGACGCGCCCGCACCGAAGTCAGATCAGATCACGGGTAGCGACGTGAACGAACCCATGTCCGCAGACGACAAGACGGGCGACATCACGTTGAGTGATGCGACCGAGAAGGCGTTGCAGACGAAGGCAGACGAGCACAACGAAGCGATGAAAGCGGACGATCGACCCGCGTGGACGCGTGTGCGCGTCGGCGCGTTGCGTGCCGTCTATCGTCGCGGTGCTGGCGCGTTCTCGACGTCGCATCGCCCGAACATGACGCGCGCACAATGGGCTATGGCACGCGTCAACGCGTTCTTGTATCTCGCCCGCACGGGACGACCCGAGAACGAGAAGTATGTCGGGGACAACGATCTGTTGCATCCGCAACATCCCAAGTATTCAGACGGTAGAAGTCGCGACGTGTCGTCGGTTATGCTTGCGCACGTGACGAACAATCTCGAACTTCGTTGGTGCGCGATCGGTGACGATGAGCGTCGTGTCGCCTACACGACATTCGACGTTCGACAGATGCCACAAGGCGAAGGGTCGACGTTGTTCGGGTACGCCGCCGTGTTCGGTTCACCGAGCGAGCCGATGCCGTTCGTCGAATACGTCATGCAAGGCGCATTCGCGAACACGTTGCAACGCGGTGCCGACGTCCGCTTGTTGATCGACCATGAAGGCGTGCCGCTTGCACGCACGACGTCGGGAACGTTGCGACTGCACGAAGACGAACGCGGGTTGGCGGTCGTTGCCGACCTAGACCCGTCGAACCCTGACGCGATGCGGGTCATGTCGGCGTTGAAGCGGGGCGACATGTCTCAGATGTCGTTCGCGTTCCGCACCGTGCGCGACACATGGTCGGATGATCGCAACGTTCGCGAACTGAACGAAGTCGAGTTGTACGACGTCAGCGTCGTGACGTTCCCCGCCTACGAACGCACGGTTGCCGAGATCAGGTCGAGACAGTTGCAATCAATCGCGACGTTAGATAGTCTGACGCCTAGGTCGATCGGTGTGAACGTGCGACGCGCACAACTCGCACTCGAACGATTGAAGTTCTAGAAAGGAACACGACATGGCATACTCGGACACTCTTCGCGAGAAGCGCGACGCAGCGTTGGCACAAGCCGACGACATCGTTGCGAAGGCAGCCGCAGACGCACGCGAACTCACCGCAGACGAAGACAAGCAGGTCGCTGACACGATCGACAAGGTTCGCGATCTCGACGAACAGATCCGTCGTCACATCGAACTCGAACAGCGTGCAGCCGCCGCAGCCGAGTCGCGCAAGGCGTCGGTCGTCGAAACCGCGACGACAATCGTGAAGAGCGAGCCGCGCACGTACACCGAGAACAGCAACTATTCGTTCGTGCGCGACGCGTTCGCGGCGCAGTTCATGAACGACTATGCCGCCAACGAACGTCTCGCCCGACACATGAACGAAGAGCGCATCGAACGTCGCGACGTGACGTCGACGAACTTCGCAGGGCTTGTCGTCCCGCAGTTCTTGACGAACCTTGCCGCGCCGTTCGCGCGCGCAGGTCGCCCGTTCATGAACGCGGCACGCAAGCATCAGTTGCCGAACGAAGGATTGACGATCTCGATCAGCAAGGTGACGACAGGTTCAGCGACTGCCGTGCAGACGGAAGGTGCTGCGGTGCAAGAGACGAACATGGACGACACCAAACTCGACGTCAGCGTCGTCACGGTCGCTGGACAACAGAACGTGTCGCGCCAAGCGATCGAGCGCGGGACGAACATCGACACGCTCGTCATGGCAGACCTTGTGTCCGCGTACCACACGAACCTTGACAGCCTGAACGTCACGACGTCGGCAACTTCGTTGACGAGCGTGATCACGCAGGTCGTCACGTACACGGACGGATCACCGACCGTTCCAGAGTTGTATCCGAAGATCGTCGATGCGGTGCAACGCATTCAGACAAACTTCTTCGCAGGCCCGAACTTCGTGTTGATGCATCCGCGCCGACTCGCGTTCATCCTTGCCGCAGTCGACGACGTGAAGCGTCCGCTCGCCGTGCCCGTGCCGAACTTCAACGGTCAACCCGCGTTCGCATCAGGCAACGGTGCGCCCGTCTACGGCAACTCGGGCTACACGTTGCTCGGTCTGCCGATCATCACCGACGCCAACGTCACCACCACCAACGGTGCAGAAGGGAACCAAGACGTCATCATCGTCGGCAACACGCAAGAAGCACACTTGTTCGAGCAAGGCGACGGCGAACCGATGATGTTGCGTTTCGAGCAACCGAAGGCAGCCGAACTCGACGTGACGATGATCGTGTACGGGTACTCGGCGTTCACCGCAGACCGCTACAACAAGGCGTTCGCTCTTGTCGGCGGGACAGGCTTGATCACACCTACCTTCTGAGTCGTCGCGCGTCGTGCGCGTGAACATTAGGATCGTGTCGTGAACAACATCGTCGCCGCACTACTGCTCGAACGTGAAGGATACGTTGCGCGCGGGCGTGTCGATCGTGTGCGCATGGTCGACGACGTGCTTCGTTCACTCGGCTACGTCGTCGAAACGACGTCGCTCAGCGTCGACGTCGAGACGACGTCGCGCGACAAGCCGCGTCGACGAAGGAAGGCGTGACACATGCCGACCACCTACTGCACGTTGAACGAAGTGAAGGCAGCGTTGCGGCTCTCCGACGCGGTTGATGACACGTTGATCGAGAACTCGATCGAAGGCGCGTCGCGTCGCATCGACGGCTATTGCGGACGATTCTTCTACCAAGTCGCGAACACGCAAGTCAAGTTCTTCGCGTCCGACACGTACCGACTCGCCGTTCCCGACATCTCGACGACATCGGGATTGGTGGTCGCGACCGACAACGACGGAGACGGCACGTACGAAACGACGTGGACGTTGGACACCGACTATCTCGTCGAACCGCTTGACGCCGTGTTGCAGTCGCGTCCGTATCGCAGGATCACGGCGATCGGCGGCAAGACGTTCCCGTTGTTCTACATTCCGCAAGAAGCAGGCGTGCGCGTGACTGCGACGTGGGGATGGCCTGCGATACCTGACGATGTTCGTGAAGCGTGCGTGTTGTTGTCGATGCGACAGTTCGCACGATACAACGCAGCGTTGGGCGTGATGGCGTTCGGTGACATGGCTGTCTCGGTCAGGTCAGTCGATCCTGACGTGCGCGACTTGTTGTCGACGTATCGTGTCATCGGGGTCGCCTGATGCCTGCGACCGTTTCGCAAGTCACCGCAGGGTTGAAGACGCGTCTCGCGACGATCGCGGGATTGCGTGCATTCGATTACCAACCCGAACAACTGAACCCGCCCGTCGGGTTCCCCGTGATCGAGTCAGTCGAGTACCACGCGGCGATGGGTGGCGGTGACGTGCAGATGCGTTTCAACGTGTTCGTGATCGTAGGCAGGTATCTTGATCGCGTCGCGCACACGAACCTTGACGGCTTCTTGTCGTACTCGGGTGCGACGTCGTTGCGTGCCGCCTTGGAAGGCGACCGCACGTTGGGCGGCGTGGCGCAGACGTTGATCGTCGACAGCGCGACGAGCATCAGCAGTTTGACTGTTGCGGACGCCGACTTCCTTCAGGTAGCATGCTCGGTAGTCGTTCACGCATAAGGCAGGACACATGTTCAAGATCACAAGCGACTTCACGACACTCGGCGTGAAAGGCGCGGTCGTCGACGACGATGCGCTCGTCGGGTTGAACGTCGATGCGTTGATCGCGGGCGGGCATGTCGAACGTGTCAACGCGCCGTTCAAGAAGCAAGACAAGAGAGAGCAGGAATAGGTCATGGCAGCAATCGTTCTCACCGATGTTTCGGTCACGATCAACTCAGTCGCCTTGTCGAACAGGGCGACCAACGTGGTCATCAATTTCGAGAAGGAAGCGGTCGAGACGACCGCGTTCGGGGATACTGCACGCACGTTCACGGGAGGGTTGACGAACATGACGTGCGACGTCACGCTCAATCAGGACTTCGCGGCGTCGAGCGTCGAAGCGACAATCTTCTCGTTGGTCGGTACGACCACGACCGTCGTGTTCAAGCCTACGTCAAGTGCGGTCAGTTCGACCAACCCTTCGTACACGATCACGGGTGCCTACTTGGCTTCACACACGCCTATCAACGGCGCGGTGGGTGAACTGTCGACGACCGAACTGTCGTTCCAAGGCGGCACGTTGTCGAAGGCGACATCCTGACCACGATGATCACACGAAGGGGGTCATGACGTGAAGATCAATCTGCGCGTCACGTACAACGACGGGACGTCGCGCGACGTGCAAGCCGTGTTCGCTGACTTCGTCGGGTTCGAGCGCACGTGGCAACGCAGCGTCGCACGTTTCGAGACGGAGATCAGGTTGACCGACTTGGCGTGGCTCGCGTGGTCGTCAGAGACGCGCAACAAGAACACCGACAAGAAGTTCGATCCCGATTGGATCCAGACGATCGACAACGTGGAGATCGGTGACGTCGTTGACGGTGATACCCCAAACTAGGTGACGACTCCGCTCATTGGTTGATCTGTTCGTTGGCGGTCGAGACGGGCATCGCACCGTCGACGTTGTTGCAGGAGTCGGAGACGATGATCGAAACGTTGATCGCGTATTGTCGTTGGCGTAATCGACGATTGAACACGCGCAGGCGGTGACGACATGGCGAGACAACCGAGCATCGGCGGGCAGACGGGCGGCTACGGCAAGGTCGAAGTCGAGAACTTGACGCCGTTCTTG